GGGCGACTCAATGAGTTGCGCTTTCTGCTTGACCTAGAAAGTTCAGCGCAAGCTGTACTAGGCAACACGCAGACCCGTGCCAATCGGATATCTGCGCTTTAAAAACGAACATCCAACAGGACTCGTAACAAATGGCAAATAGAAATGACCCAGAGCGATTAGAACAAGAAGCCAAGCAAATGCTGGAAGACGCTCAGAAGCAAACTGCTGAACCCGTGGCAACGGACACTCAGGAAGTTGTGGAAGAGATCGACCAAGAAACCCCCGACGAGCAGCCGGAACAGGTGGAATTTGAGGCAGAAGCTCCTAGTACTGATGAAGAAGGCGGCGAAGAACCATCAGAGCTAGACGTCCTTATGTCGAGAGTAGACAAAAGTGAACGTGCGATGAAAGGCGCTCAGGCGAAAATGACAAAGAGTAACCAAGAGGCAAGCGAACTGCGACAAAAAAACGCAGACCTCGTAGCGGCTGTTGGTGACTTAAAAAGTCAAATCTTAGCAAAGCAACGCGATGAATCGAAGATCAAGCAGCTCAGGGACGATTACCCTGATTTTGCACCACTGTTCGATGACAACGATGCGCTGAGAGAGGAGCTTGGAAGGACTAACGATTCTTTAACAGCGGCAGAACAAGAGAGACAGAGTATACGAGACCAGAAGTTGCAGGATGTTCATTTCGGTAAAATCGAAGGGATGCATCCAGATGTAAACGAGATCACTCAAACGAGTGATTGGGCTTTATGGTTAGACGCGCAAGCTGACGATATTCAACTTTATGTTGAGTCCGGTAGCGCGAACGATGTCAATTACGTTCTCACCAAGTTTAAAGAAGACTTACAGATTCAAGCTCCAACGCCGCGAGAAGCTGCTCTCGAAAAGGCACACTCGGCTGCAACGCCGAAGATGCCTAAAGCTCGAAAGCAGAAAGTTGGTGGAAAGAAAACTTGGACTGTCGATGACATCACTCAGATGCCATTGCATGAATTTGAGAAGCATAAAGCTGAAATTCTGCGCGACATGTCGGAGGGTTCTATTCGCCGTTGATTATTTTTCTCGCATGAGGATTTTTTAACATGGCATTTGGACATAGTACGGGTACTACCTCGGAGGTGAACTTCATCCCCGAGATATTTAGCAAGCTTTTGCAAGCTAAATTTTACAAACAGTCGGTTTTACCGGCAATTTCTAACACAGACTACGAAGGCGAAATATCAGGCGCTGGCGATAAAGTAACGATCAGAACTGTTCCGGCAGTTACGATTGGTGACTACGCTGGTTCCATCACCACACAAGAGCTGACCACAGCCAAAGTCGAACTTTTGATCGACAAGGCGAAATACTACAGCTTTGAGGTGCAGGATATTTTGAAGGCTCAGTCCAACATCGACCTTCTTGAGGCTGCTTCTAACGATGCTGCTGAAGGAATGCGAGTTGCGGTAGAGTCTGACGTATTGACGGGCGTTGTAACGGGAGCCACTACCATTGGCGCTCAAACGACCATCACTGCCGCCAACGTTCTGACATCGATTCTTAGCATGTCAACCTCTCTTGACAACTTGAACGTCCCAGAAGAAGGACGATTCATCGTCGTTTCTCCTGAGTTTGTTTCTTTGTTGAAGCAGAGCGAGTTGAGACAAGCTTACCTCACTGGGGATGACACCAGCCCGTTGCGTAACGGCAAAGTCGGCATGGTAGACAGGTTTACTGTTTATCAGTCGAACATGCTTTACACACCAGGATCTGGCGCAGACAGCGGTTACACGCACATTGTTGCAGGTCACCCGAAAGCGATTTCCTTCGCCAGCCAATTCACCAACACAGAGACCATTCGTATGGAATCTAAGTTCGGTGATGCGGTCAGAGGACTCCAGGTTTACGGTAGTAAAGTTGTAGTACCTGATGCACTTGTAATCGGTAAGTGGACCTAATAGGTCCGTCTTGGATGGGGAACCTTCGGGTTCCCCTATCCTTTTTAAAGGAATCAAATGAGCGTTAAGACAGAAAAAGACGAGCTGTTTAAAACAACGAAAGCAGAACACAACGTTACGCTGGACCGCCGGTTGAAACTTAGTGAACTTAAAGACCAGGTTGAAAGGTTGAAGCAAAACAAAGAAAACCCTGTCCCTGCGCCCCAAATAAAGAAGCCTAAGACGGTAAAAAATATATTTACCGGAAACTCGTTTCCTTATACCGAGGCGTTCGCGGGCTTGCCGGATTTAGAAGTAACTGAATGGGAAAAAGAAAATGCCTACGATTAAAGTTGTCGATGTCCTAAATAAAGCCAAAGTAATACTGCAAGATCCTGGGTCTGTTCGTTACTCGAATACAAATCTTTTACAGTTTTTAAATGACGGACAAAGAGAAGTAGTACTGCATAGACCTGATGCCGCATTAGTTTCTGGAAGTTTTGCTTGTGCAACAGGGAGTAAGCAAACATTACCAGCAACAGGTAATAGACTAG